CCTTCACGGCATCATCTGTGTTGCCGACAGGGTCACGGTTGTCTAGCGCCGCTTCAAGCTTTCCATATTGCACCTCATTAATCCTGCCGGCGGCGAGGTCGTCAAGCAACTCAGACTTAGTAGGGGCTGGCAACCCCGATTGCCCAACCGTCAACCGGCGTGACGCAATAATCTTTTTCATGCTGCCACTGAACGACACGGCCTGGTTCCGCTTTATCTTCGCCACGCCTTGAACCTCACGTTTTTCTAGCGTGTTTATATGGCGCTCATAAGCCGTGCGAACCTTGCTCTGCATAGCCAGCTTTTCAGTGTCATCGAGATCGTCCCACATGCGCTTGGTGTCTTTACTCGCAAACGAATCTGCTGACATTGAATCAGCCAACGCATCCAAGTCCTCAAGCTTCGACTCTCTGATGATCTCGTTCAGACCAGACTTAGCTAACCCGCCGCGAAGTTTGAGATATAGCTTTTGGCCCTTGGGCGCCGTGATGACATTTGACTTCACGGCCCTGTCGATCATGGCCCGACCTGTGGTGTCGGCAATGCTGCGGTCAATCTTATTAATGCCCTTGGGGCCAAGACCCCGACGCAAGTTATCAAGGTTGGAAACAAGGTCACCTTCTAATTGCTGATACTTACGCTTGGTGCCAGCGGCCTGAACACTGATCTGCGACTTGGTGGAAACGATATTCCACGCCTTGTCGAAGCCTCTTCGACCATTTTTACTGGTGATGATCGATGACGCCTCGTCATAGATGCGCTGCTTTTCCACTGCGAACTTTTCATTGGCCGCGATGCCGTCCATCGTAGAAAGTGCAGTCTCTAACTGAGATAGCTTCAGTTGGGCGTTGGTTGTCGCCGTGGACACCTCGCTCTCTGCCTGTGCCTCTAGCAGCTTGCCACCGATAGCGGCGCCGACCTGTGATCCTTTGGCGATGGCCTGATTGATCGAATCCGATATCTGCACATTTGGCAGACCGCGAACGCCCGTGGTTTTAGGTAGACCTGATTGACGGAGATAACCTGGTGCAACTGGCATTACGACAATAGCCCCGCTTTGTAGGCGCCTTGGCCGATCTGTGTGGCGGCGTTTATATACCCGGCTGTTTCTTCACGCTTGGCATTTAACCTAGCATTCCTTGCGGCGAACAACTGACCCTGCGCGCCGGCACGGCTGGCCGCGGCCTCGACATCGCCTTGATACAATCTCGCAAGGCGCTCTGCTGTGAACTCTTCGTATGAGTTAATGGTGGTCGCCTCATCTGATCCTTCAGCGATCACAACGCCGCTCTTGCCTGTTCTCGCATCTTTCGACGCAAGAAACCGCTTACGCTTGTCGTCAATGATGTCGGCGTCATAGTCTGCCGCCCTCTCTGCCATAATGGCGTTGTTTTCATTAATAGCAGCCTGATACTCTGCCATCTGCCCTTGATACTTGGCATTAGCCGATGCTATCCCGGCTGATCCCAGCGCGCCCAATACGCTACCAGCAGTGCCTAATGTCATAAGTGTGCTGCCAAGACTGAATGCACCACCAGCGCCGAACAGCCCTGACGTTGCCGCCACAGCCGCTGTTGTGCTTGTAGCAGACACTGCCGCGGTCCCGAGCGTAATAGGTTCACACATTATTTATCACCCATCGTTTGTCACCAGCCTGGTGATAATTGCGGTAATGTGGATGGGCAAAGGCTGGTCTTGCTTGATATACAACTGGCCTTCCTTATTCCATCCACCTCGCAGTTTAATCTCTTTGTCGCCAGAGTACAGAGGCGGCGATGAATCCATCGGGTCAGAGCCTGACCGGAACTGGATCGTGTCATAGTCGGTGCCGTCAGAACCAGCCTTGGCACCCAAGGTGGAAATAAACCGAACAACCAAATTAAAGACCCGCTTGGTCTTACCCTGTGCCGCACCGTCATCGGCGCCGGCCTCTGGGCGCAACGTCTTCACAATGGCATCAGAGCCAAGACCAATCTGTGCAGCCTCAATCGTTGGCGATAAGCCAGAGATGCCGCCTGACGATATCGCCTGATCAGCGTAGACATTGCCGTCGCCTAATATCTGCACTGCCTCACCTTCAAGGTGATCAAGGCCAGACACCGTAGCTGTGGCCGAACCGCCGTAGGTCAGGCCGCTGTCAACAAAGAATGCATTTGTCTTAGTGCTGCTCTCTTCAGCATCAAACATGCTTTCCATAAATTCAACGTACCGCCGGGTGGCGCCGTTGATCGTTCTCTTCACGATCATCCACAATTCATCTTCGCCTGTGCCGGGGATCACTGCCAAGCTTTCCACGATGCCCCATGCCGTAGTGGAGAACGAACCGCCGATCTTGTGCCGGTGCCACGCCACCACTTGCTGGTCGCGCAGATACGTCAACCCAACCAACTGCCCGTCTGACTTCACACCCCAAATAATTGCGTTAGGCTCTTGCTGAAATGCAATCTCCTCTAGGCCACCCTTGGCAACCTGTGGCGACAAGATCGTCAAATCCGGTGACTGATAACTGTCGCTTTCAAAGGCGTATGTGAATTCCCTGATCTTCCGCTGCTGGCGCTGAATGAACAGCACAACATTATCGATGCGGATGGGCTTGGTCGTATGCGACCCGCGGGTGCCTTCCCGAACAACCCGAACATTTGTAGGCGTTAATGGGTCGGCAGTTGTCGATCCAGATATAATGAATTCGCCACCAACCGTGCCAACAGCCATGACCTTGCCAGGACTAAGCCACCGGATCACGTTGACCTGATCGGTTGCCAGCGTGTAGATCACTGGGTCGTTGTCTAACGTACCCGGGGTATGGTTTTCATAGTCGCCGCTCTTTGATCCCCACAGCGTCTGTGGCTGCTCTGACGATCCAGCCCAGAATAGGCGTTGCTCATAAAACGCCACAGCCGCCGGGTATCCTGTCTGATCTGACCAGGCACCAAGCTTCCATTTGGTTTCTGCCGATGTGCCGCCTAAAGCATTGATAATATCAACCGTGACAACCGTAGTGGATGACCTCGATGCTATCGTGCCGTAGCCCCACTGGATGCCGCCGTCCCTGAGATATTTCCATGTGGCGCCGTTATCGACAATTTCATCGCCTTCGCCAGATGGGCCACCAGAACTGTCAGATGTGCCGGCTTTAATGCACTCATAGACATTGCCACTGTTGCGAACGATGCCCGCCAAAGAGTATGCCGTTGACGCAACCCACTTCGACGCCTGATGGCCTACCGATATCAACCGGCCTACATCTGCCGTCTGGAACCCGTCGCCGTCATTAATGCCCGTCACAGCCGATGCCGTAAACGTCACACCACTGCCTGTGGTCGCGCCCGGTGTTATCGTAGTTGTTTCAATATTTTCCGTCTGATACGGCCCATCCGTAAAGCTAATATTAGTGATCGTCCAGCTTGTATGACCCGTGCGAGATATCTTTTTGGGCGCGTATGAATCATGCGCGATATACAAGACATCCGCGCTCTGAGCGTACTGCAAAGAAGGCAAGTCAGCGGTGGCGAAAGTTGTGGTGAGCGTGTAGACACGCGCCGTTGTGCCGCCAGATGAATACGCCGTGTATGCTGACCCATCGATATCTGTTCCGTCAATGTCTTGGAGTTCTACCGTGGTTCCGCTGACATTAGCGACCAGATAATACTTTCCGTTAAGCGCTGTCATCCCGGCGACAGAAGCCACATAAATTTCATCGCCACTAGAATATGAATTGTTAACCGTCAGCACCACCGGATCGGCGGCAGTCGCACCTGTGATGGTGTTAGTGCTTTCAAGGATGGCGCCTTGGTCTTTGTAGAACCGGCAGTACAGGTTGCCGAATTCAATTACGTATGCCTGTGTCGTTGAAAACTCAAACGGGATCAACCGGGTCTTCGCGCTTGAGGTCTTCACCTCTTTAACGAATCGTGTGCCTGACCGCCGGGTGACACCGCCGTGCGGATGCACAACCATGTTCTCCAGGGTTTCGGCACCGTTGGCATACTTGGATATATCGACCCGGCCAAACAACTCTTCCGACAGTTCGCCGGCAGTAAAGTTTGTTTGGATCGTTGTGACACGGCTCATATTAGTTTCTCGCGTCTAGCCAGGATTGCTCATTGGCCGACAAACTCTCTTGAGCGTCAACCAGCCGTGCCTCTTGTAACATCGCCGCGTATTTTTGCTCTGCCGTCGCCGACACCGTCTGCGATGCTGTGATGTCGTAGGCAATGTCGGCGGCAAGCCGCAATGCATAAGCCTCAATAAACTTGGCGTCGAAAAGGTTAGGATCGGTGACGCGCTCAATGTAGACAATGTCCAGTGGCGCCGCAGCGTCTGTTACGATCTGCCGGCCCTCAACAGCCCACTCTTCTGTCGTATCGACCTCGATGATCCTCAAGGTGCCGTCAGGAAAATCAAAGGCGTTGGTGTATTCAAAAACTGGTGCTGTGGTGTTGGCGGATAAACTGGCGCGCTTAATGCCAAAGTTCCACGGGTGATCCCGCTGCAACTGATCTCGCGTCTGCTCGTACAAACGATTGCATGCCCGTCCTTCTTTGGTGTCATCAGTCAGCGCCGTGATCGGGTCGCCACCAAGGTACGTGATGGCGCGATTGGCGATTTCTACGAAGGTTGTTGCCATGCTGTATTCCTAAATAACATTCCGTTTTTACGCATAAAGTCACGGGTCATTGTTGAGGCCGATCTGACCTCATCGGTCGATTCTTCCATCAGGTAAAATCCGTATTCTTGGAATTTCTCAATCCAATACAGTTCATCTTGACAGTTCACATGATGATGTCCAGGCGTTCCCGGTGGAGCAAAAGTAATCAGTGCATATTTACAAAATTGAAAAGTCGCCATGTAATTGGCGATATATTTCTCTTCGATGTGTTCAACGAATTCAACCGACCACGCCATGTCAGTTGGCTGCACCCCGATGCCACCAGTTGTAAAGTCGTGTATCTGACATGGAGCGCGGCGCTGAATGGAATCATCGCCGTCAATGCCGATGGCCTTCAAGCCCCTCTCATGCGCTAACTCAACCATGCCGCCAGTGCCGCATCCGACATCGACCATAGAGGTGACGCCGTGTGCCTCGATCATGTATTGCAGCGCGCCCTGGTCTGTATGGCATCGGTTAAACGATCCCCCAAGGTGTTCTGGTATTTCCTTCTTGTAGCTGCGATCGACAACAGGCTTTACGATGTATCCGTAAAACTGCTCTAGAATTGTGAAGTCTGCATCAAGCAACGGTGACGCTGGGCAGACAATCACCTTCATGCCCCGGGCCTGACAGAACCCAAGCCAGAAAGTCATACAGGCAAGATACCGGGCGACTGTCTCAGTCTGCCGCGGCCCCATACTGCCCAGACCACCGTACAGATAATCACACCCGAAAATGGTTAATTCCTTAACGCCAATCAGCGAAGCGTATGCCGCGATGTATGAAACACTGCCATTGAAGTATGGTCGCGCTCCCGGCATCGATAGAACCTCCTCAAGAGGGTATCCCAATGCCTTTGGATTTCTTGGTGTTGATG